AAGGAGTCCAACATGTGTGCGAGTGTAAGGGTGAGTAAAACCCAAACACGAAACAAAAGTAAAAAAGTGTGGGATGGGTGGAGCAATCTACTCGGCACCACAGACCGGCTCTGAGGGACGAAAAAGATTAAAATCCTATTCTTCTAAACGATATAAAATATTCTGTTTCCGAATAACATTTATAGAAAATATTCTAAATAAAATATTCTAAATAAAACTTTTCAAATAACTCAGTTTAACTAGGAGTTGTATTCTTTAAAATGGAAAATTTTAAAGAAGAAAAAGAAACCAATTACAATTGGGACGATAATTCCTTCGGAATACCAATGTTAGCCGCGGCAGCAGACAGCGCCATGGAAAACAACGACGTTGACTCTCGTCACGCCTTAGCCATTCTTGTAGATCTTGTAGAAGAGTGGCCAGAAATGTATATTCGCGGAGGTCGGGTGCCTGAACTATTGGCACTAGTCAACCGGGTGGTTAAGAGATATTTTCTCCTGACCATCCTAATTATCGTCTGCTTGGTGTCGTCTGCCTCTGCAGTACCAGCAATGGGACCATTGTCAACTAATCCAAGTGGAACCCCCAGTGAGCTCAGCCGTGGAAAACGTGAAGGCTTTGGGCCCTGGGAGGCGAATGATGCATGGGATGAGAAGGGCAAGAGCAATCTAGCCCCGGTAATGAATAAACTGGTTGAAATCATAGCAGTTGAGACAAAGGAAGTTGAACAATTTTTGAATAGGACTGTGGCTTTTATCAAGGAAGTGGTCGAGGTGGTAGAACACCCCGTAGCTGAGCTGAGTAAGAGTTATATAGGACTTACAATTCTTGGACTCGCCTTGCTTAGCGTGCTTGGTATAGCCTTTAAACTGTCTATCCCGCTATTCAAATTTATTTTCGGTGGTTTTCGCCTGTTTTTCCGATTTGTCATAAGACCGATCCTCTCTCTGATGGCCCGCTCTGTGTGCTGCATGTACTTTTGTGCATCCAAGCCCTTAGTAGCTTTTAGGAATATGAGGATGAGGACTAGGATGGAAAAAGATACATACGATCGCATGAGAATATACACCCCGTTAACGGAAGAGATTCAAGTCCTTAAAAAGACTGAGTCGTCGCTGTATACGGATGATAAAGGTATATACTTATTAGCGGATGCGAACCACCGGGTTTACCTTCATACGGAGCGCCAAACAGAGGATGTTTTAATGATGAAAGCGCTCAGTGACCTCACCAGAGATAAAGGGGCCACTGTTGACACCATCAAAGAATCAATTCTGACTACATCGAAGTTGTATAAAGTAGACAAACTACCTGATTTTCAGGGGACGTTTGAAGTGGATGGCAACTTGATAGGACACTTTTCCCGGATAAGATTTAACGGCTTGGATTGTTTGTTGACGGCATATCACGTGCTAGATTACAACCGTACAGCCCTGATCAATCTGAGAAAAGGAGATAAGTGTATAACACTAGACTCCGTGACAGCAAATGTAGTAGCAGCCTCGCACACTGATCAACTGGATTTTCTAATACTCTCTGTACCCGCCTGCGTTTTCTCAACGCTAGGTATGAAGGTCGGGGTGTGGACTTCCAGAGTTCAACCGCGCGAGCCGATACAGATTTACCAACTTTTTGAAGGAAAACCATGCGTTTCAAGCGCTGCAGTAAAAATAAGTACTGCGAAGTCGTGGCATATCAATTACGGCGCAAGCACAACTGTAGGCACATCTGGAGCTCCTATCCTTGATAGTAAAAGTCGGATAGTGGGAGTTCATTTGGAGCACGATACAGTTAGTAAACAAAATGTCGGCATTATTCCTCCCATTTTTAGGATGAATAAGAAGGAGTCCCCCACCAACGAGGACATAGCCCAAGGGCAACCGGAGCTGGTATTATACGAAGATGAAGAGGGAAAAGAAGAAGAGGAAGCATATATAAATGAGGATGATTTTGATGACGAATACCTAGAGATGGAAGCTTACGAGACCTATTTGACCAAATACTCTGACAACTTGGAGGTGTACGAGAAAGGCACCCCCTGGGGGATGTTTATGGACGATACAGAGTCCTCGGTAGCGGAAGACATGCGCGAGAGATACTCGGAAAGGTACGAGGTTTACAAGACCACGGCCGGAACTCGAGGCGGACATATAGGATCCAAGGTCAAGGGAGGTATGTACAGGAAACTGGAAACCCCTACGGCCAAAGAGAGTCCATGGACCTGCTCGAAGTGCGCTTGCATTCAATACAAGGGTTTTAGCTGCATTAATTGCGGCTACGCCTTGGTACCTCTAAGTAGGAGGACGGTAAAACAACAGGAAAAAGGTGCGAATGAGGCGAAAGCTTTTATTGAGACGAAACTTCCCACTGAGCTGGTTAAAAAGATCAGCGATGATGTGATGAGTGATTTGACCATTAAAAGAATAGCCTTACAGGTCGCTAGTTTACTGAAGAAAGGTCGATATTTGTCAGGTTTAAACCTACAAGACGAAATCGACGGCGGAATTTACCCAGACCTTCCGACAAACGAGAGGGTCCCTATACAAGCTAGTTTAGTGAAACGAGTGGGCCCTATAAGCCCCGAGGGGTGTGCAACACCACCTCTCGTAGTGGACGGCAATGTGTTATACACAGTCGTTCCGACGCTGTTACCCGGCGATGATCTATTTCAGGACGGGCTAAAACTAGTCAAGAAGCGTGTGGCGGCTGTCAACAGAAAGGAAACTTTCACTGTTGAAGTTGCGCCAACTTCGCTCGCGGCTAGCATATCCGAGTCTATCGAGGACTCTGGACAAGCCCACCTTTCTAAGTCAGCCTCAAGAAGGCTTAGGATAAAAGAAAAGATGGCAACATTGCAGAGGGCAGTTGAGGTACGACCCGCGGTCCCTTTAAACTCGCCAGCCCCAGTGAAATCTGGGGTCCTTACTATCAGTGGCACGAAGACCCAATCCCCTTCTCCGGCAAGTCCGAAGAAATTGGAAAAAGCAATATCATCTTCCAAGGGAGCGGCCAGCGCAAAACAACAGCGAAGTGGCAACAAACCTGCGCTCAAAGACCAGAGTACGCAAAGTACGCCTGGCCCCCACGAGGAGCCGAAGCAGAAAAACAAAGCTTCAAGCTCCAGTGCGACAAGCACATCGTAGATTACGCAAGTCCGACCCCAGAAGAAATACGAGATTCCAACACTCGTATTCTACCTCAATATATACAACACACACTACCTCAATACTTAATGAATTACGACCGCCAAAAGTGGAGTGACATTATCGAAAAGTTCAAAGACGACATCAAAGCTGAAGCTAGCCCTGGAGTTCCTCATGCGAAAGTTGCTAAACGCAACGATACGCTTTTGGGATGCATGGGCGAGAGGTTTAATGATATAGTCCTGGACAGAATAGAGCTTATATTAGCCACTCCCTTAGAAGAACTGAAAAGCATGACTAGAAAGGAGCGACTTGACCTTAATTTGGTTGACCCTGTGCGAGTGTTCGTGAAGAACGAGCCACACTCCCTTGAGAAGATCAAGACAGGACGAGTCCGACTGATTATGTCTGTTTCCCTTACAGACAAGGTGATAGAAATGTTACTTTGCCGACACCTGACCAAGCTAGAGATTCAGAATTGGAAGACCATACCCTCAAAACCGGGCATTGGTTTCACTAATGAAGATGGTGCCAGCGTTTACGCTGACATAATCAACTCTGGCTTGCCCATGTCCTACGCAGACATCTCGGGCTGGGATTGGGGAGTAAAACAATGGCAAGTCGTTGATGCTGCGGAAGCTACTATCCTGTTAGCGAAGGAGAGTTCCCCTACATTTGAACATCTGATTAGAGCCAAAGCCTATCTGGAAACTGAGTCTATATACCAATTTTCGGATGGCACCATGGTACAACCCCTGTTTAAGGGCATTGTAAATTCAGGGAAGTTTAGAACAAGTCGAGATAACTCTTTCATGAGAGTCCGCATAGCGGATTTGATAGGCTCCCGCAAGACAATTGCAGCCGGTGATGATTCGGTGGAAAGCACCGTAGAAGGTGCAGCTGACAGATACCTGGAATATGGCATCCGTTGCAAAGAATACCTACCCATCACTGATTCTTTTGAATTTTGTAGTCACTACTATGGGCCGAACATATGTTACGCGCTCAACAAGGAAAAGATGGTCATGAACTTGCTACACCAGGAACCTAGAGACTTCTTTGAATACAAGATGTCCATGATAGGTTTCGAGGCGGAGCTTGAGACTAGACCCGACTATGAGAGCATTTTACAGCTAGTCGAATCAGTGGGCTATTATGAGGTGGAGGGGCCTCATTATTTAGCATGAACGCACAAAAGCCCCAACGGAGACGGCAACTCCGTTTACAATCAGGTCCACGGACTGATATGTACACACAAACCACCACAAATAAACAGACAAAAAGCAGTAGACGAAGACAACGTCGTCGTACCGCTAAGAATACCAATAATGGAATGTACACATCCCATTTTATTGAACCTAAACCCATGAGCATTTCCTACTCTAATAGTAATGACGTGCAGAGGATTAACAAAGGCCTGGTAAAGATGATGTCCACACGGAAGTTAACTTCTGATGGCATGTCCTTCCTTAAGTGTGCCTTTTCCCCGCCAGACTTCGCGATAACGCGAGTCTTAGGGGTGCCTGACCAGTACGAGTCCGGGTCCCTGGTGATGAAGCATAAGCTTAACAGCGCAATGCTCCCGCCGGGCACGGACGACGTGTATGTGCTTTTAGCACCTGTGCCGGGTGTAGCCTTCTACACGCTCTTGAAGAAGCCAGGTGAACCCGTTCTGAATACAGATCAGTGGAACCCTGTTGCCTATTCTGAGTTCGGAAATCTCTTTGGAACCGGAGGTGATGGCCAACAGTCATCGAATATAATCACCGGTTTCAGGGTTGTTAGCAATCACATAGAGATAGTTCCTACTGTGAACCAAATGTCATGGACAGGCTCCATAACTGCGGTGAAATGCCCAGTCAAGATGGTCACCAGACCTCCAGACAGTTCATCGGGACCGAACAATTTCTTTGCCATAACAGGCCTGGAAGCGGCCAATGAGGTGAATGCCAACGTTTACGTCGGCCCTTTCATAAATGGAATCTATTCCGGAGCCTTTAGCAATGATTGCAAATTTGATTTCAATAATACTGTAGAGCGCCTAGTGGAGGTGCCTGCAACTCTTAGCCCAGGAGATTTTGGACAGTTAGGCATAACGCCTTCTGGAATTTTCCCGAGCATAGGTTACAACACCCCACTACCAGGCTTTGATAACGGCTTCGAAAGCATTATCCTCAAGCTGCAAGGCATGAGTGACAACAATCGAGCTATCTTTAGAGCATGGTCATGCGTTGAGTACCAGGTCAGCCCTGGCAACGCCTTCTATCCCTTGATGACAACATCATGTGAAGATAAGTTGGCTATTGAGCTTTACAAAAAGATCATTAAAGAGCTGCCAGTCGGAGTCACCTATATGGATAACCCTGACTTCTGGAAGCGTGTCCTTTCGATCATTAAGGGTATTAGTGGAACTCTCTCCTTTGTACCAGGCTCCTACGGGGCCATAGCGTCAGGAGTTAATATGATAACATCCGGTATCGAGAACCTTGCCTATTAGTTGAGACTATTTGTCAGCCTTGGTAGGTGTATTTGTGGTTTATTTTAAACCCTGAGAAAACAGTAAATCCCATAAGCGAC